ATGAGTTTTCTTTTGCCGTGTGGTGGAATTATGAATAATATAGATTTATTAAAAACTATAACAAACTACAAAAAAATCAAAAATCCGGCATACCCGGCTCAGGAGAGTCTGTTAATACACTTATATATTAGAGTAAATGACAAAATCCAGAGTATTATAGAAAATGAATTGAGCGAGTATAGAATAAACACCTCAACATTTATGGTGTTAGTTTCATTATATATGTCTGATGATTATTGTCAGTCCCCTTCTGATATTTACAAGGAGTTACAATTCTCCAAAACAAACATCACACACATCATAGACAAATTAGAAAAAAAGAATATTGCCAAAAGAATTAATAATAAAAACGATCGTCGAAGCAAAAGTATTTGCTTAACCCCTGACGGAGTTACACTTGCTCAAAAACTAATAAACACTCAAAATGTAATGCTAAAGAAAATCTGGAGCGGGCTATCAGATGATGAAATGAAAACATTTGAACTCGCCAACAAAAAATTATTATCAAACCTTAATGTTAATTGATGTTAAAACATACTAACAGTCATCTTCTTACAATGTATTCTTCTGGAGAGAATAACTACCAGAATATATAAAGACATTAATCACACTCTCATTTAATTACAATGAGCATAAGAGCCACCAATGTTTATGCTGGTTAGGCTTTATATAGGAAACAATAAAAAAACGTCATTAAACAAAGCGTTTTTAATGGCGTTGTTATTTAAAAGAAAGATATCAAATATAGATTAACCCCCATCGAATAAAGATGTTGTCTAATCATACCTGAAGGTATTTATCACTAGAATTTTATTTGTATAAATGGACATATACCATTGGAAGATTTAGAAAAGCATGTCCAGGAGTTTAAGGACAAATCTCATACTGATTATCGGAAGCTTTTATCATTATATGATTACCAAGCATACAATGTATAATTATATACACTATTATTGTGATTATAATTTGTTACTGTGCCACTCAAGGGCAATATCTTTGAAGGTGTTGTTTAACTGCGTTTCCCGGGCAATCTTTTCCTCTCGCTTCACTTCCATCAGATCGATTCCCCCAGAGATACCTCTTTTAGCTTCTTCAAGTTTTGCAGGAGCATCAGCTAAGGTGACCTCAGGATACACACCTAGTGCTAACAGCTTCTCTTTACCAGCTACACGATACTTGAGACGCCAATATTCTCCTCCACCAGGTTTTACCAGGAGGTACAGACCACCACCATCAGCCAACTTGTAAGCCTTCTCTTTTGGCTTGGCAGTGTCTATTTGACGGGCATTGAGTTTCACTTGGGGGTATCTCCACTAAACTGAACAGCAAATCCCCTCAATTGCTTGTAGAGTTTGGGGTACTTAAATAGACGTCAAAAGACTAAAAGGGGCATTAATATACTGATTATAAGAGGTTTTTAAATACTTGAGTAGACTTGGGGAGACGTTAGAATGGTGCCGATAATAGGAGTCGAACCTACGACCTTCGCATTACGAATCTGTAGCACCTATCATAACTATCTGTTTTAGCAAGCATTAACCGCATTCACTAAGCTATAGTTGATGGCACAAACAGAAAGCTGATGCATGATGTTGTCATGTGTATGTCACAAATACGGCACAACGATCTTCAAACATGTAGCCACACATCAACAGAAGAGCACAACGCCTTGCAATCAAGTGCAAAGCTTTGTGTGCATCAGTTTTGTCTCATAGGTAATGAGGCTTTAACTGCGATGCAGTAATCCATACTAAAATTTACTTAAAATTCATAAATACACCAGATAAAAACAATCCCGCATTTTTTATGCGGGATATACTGCATTTATTGCAACTACATTGCCATTAATATAAACATAGCCAATTCGTCATAACGAATTCCGTAGCGTCCTCCTGCTTTTTTTACAAGAATCATATCTCCTGTTTTATATTGAGAATAAATTTTCTCACCTGTATCAGGATCTGTGCTCTCTTCAGTTATCACCTCTTCATCCCATACGTCAGGCCATTCATCGTAACACCAAAAAGCATATTGCTCAGGGTTTAAACCATGCTTTCTAAGAATATCCCCTACGGTTTGAGCGCCAACGCCAAAATGATACCTGGACGACTCAATTCCTTTGTGATTAATTGAGTCATTAAATTTAAATTTATAGATGACTGACTTTATTTCAATAGCGGCATCACGCTCTGCATTAAGAATATCATATCTTGTTTTAAGAGTTTCATCTGATGTATTGATTGACCCGGTTCCTGCATAAATAACAGAGCATCTGTTTGATGGCTGTCCAATAGCTTTAACATTATCATCAACAGGAGCTATTTTATTAGCATCTGCCAACCACCAGTCTGTTCCATCAGCGTGACCGATTCTTACTCTTATCCCGCTTCTAATATTTAAACTTCCAGTATTACTCTGTAAATTACAATCTCCTGACGTTGGTCCAAGCAGTACAGTTTTACCAACACCACATACTACTCTGGCATTTCCTTTTTGTGATACGAGTCTTGACTCACCTCCTGACTGCTCAGGAAGAGATTTATGGTCTATAAATGCATCGCGGGGGTTAAATACACCGTCTCCAGAATTATATCTTCCTCCTGTATAGTTGTTAAATACAGGACCCCAGTCAACGCCATTGCCTTCAGAGCACCCGACCATTCTAAGCACTCGAGTATTCCCTGCTGCATATGGTAATGAGCTTGTTGATTGCCGGGAAGCTATCATACGTGCTCCATAACCAATAGCATTACCACCATTTATAGTTACATATGCTTGCTGGCTTTCGAAATATGTACTGTAAAAGTTCATATTTCCACAGTCATGTAGATGAATAAGAACATCATCCCATCCCTGAATGGTTCCTGCATGTACCTGTACACCGCGAACTGGTTCCCCTGAAACCTCCATACACTCTGATGGCCGGCTGAATGGCTGAGACAGGTATTGCGATGTGGCAAGCAGATGTGTGTGGTGATACAGGCTGGTAATGTAGCAATCGAAAAATTGCGTTCCCGCCATACCAAAGTTATCTATGTCATTTCGCCGTATAGTAGAACCTACTGTTGCCTCAGAAGCGTTAGACACTCCAGTAAATACTAACTTATCACCGGATACGGATAATCCTGAATAAGTGAAATTCCTGCCTCCAGATCTTAAAACCCCGGACGTTTCGAAGGTGTGGCTTGCTGACCATGGGATTTCGATAGTGCTGGACGTTACCGCTGTAATTCGGAATACATCATGGGCGCGGATCGAAACACCCTTGAATCCTTGGAATCTACAGTGATAATAGTTTTCATCCTCGCCCTGAGCAGCCAGCGTGCCAGATACAGGAATGTTCGTTTTTAAAAGTGCCGTCTTGCGCCAGTATCCAACCACCTGCAAATTGCGGTATTCATTGCCAAAAGACGCACGTGACCAAATACCTACATCCCACTCATCGCCAAGACCGGTATTTGCAATGTCTTTATAACCATCCAGCCCATTGAAATATGGAACAATACGAAAGTTCTCAAGGCGAACACATCCTGTCTCAGGCATCAATATTGCGGCAGAGAATGGTTTAAGTGTGGCTCTTGTAGCCCCATTAGCATCACCGTTAGTAAAATCCAATAAATCATATGATGAAGCAGGTGCCGTTGTTGTATACGGGTCTTCGGAAGATGGATTAGAAACCACGCCACCACTAACATCCATATTAGAAACACAATCTACAGTATATTTTTTATTTCCTACCCCGTACATCAGGAATGTGGTCCCTGTGGTAATATCAGGAGCAAATGTTGCAGTATATCCTGAGACCCATTTGCCCACACCAAGACAAATTATCCCACCACCAGAAACAGGTGTTAACGTATCCGTTATTACATACGCATTATCAGTACCATAAATAACCTTTCCTGTGTTAAGGGCAGCTTGCCACGCGGCCCAGTCTATTGACTGAGATAATGAGTCAACAAAAGGATATAAGGATTTTGCTTCAGAAATTGAAGAAAACCACTCAGATAATGGATGATATTTCCCATCCCCAATTGCTCCAAATTGTTTTACATTTAAGAAAAGAGCATTGTTTTCATGCTGAGTTATAGTTACAGCCCCGGTAAATGGCTGCCTTACCCCAATTAATGCATCACCTTTTGAATCATCATTAATGTATGCTCCTGATTGAGATAACTGCTCTTTGAAGTCTGGGCCAAACTGATCTGGATCGTATTTTAATACATTTGGGAAATAAAACTGCTGAGTGCCATAAGCATCGTAAACAGCCATAGAATGGCCTTGCACAGTTACGAACTTGGCAATCTGTCCGTTATATACCGGATATCCAGCAGCGTTAATGATGATTGGTTGCAAAACAGGAACGCGAGAACCGTCTTCGTTCTCTACATAAACCTGAATCTGGTTTTCAGGATTTACCGGGTCAGTGTCAATTTTTCCGATATAAATTTTGCCATTGGCAACCGCTTTAAAAGAACGAGCCATAGTGAAGAGTTGCGAAGGCATGCTTACCACAACATTGGCTGTAATGTCTGTCATTTAATTTGCTCCAGATACAAGGAATCTCCGCAGCGGGGCTACGGTGAATTTTGGGCATAAAAAAACCCAGCCGAAGCTGGGTAGTTGCGTTGGTTATCTGTCAGTGGTTATGTACTGAAGGAGGTAATTCTTTATTCTTAAGTCTCATCCATGCGGAAAGATTCGTTGGTCCGTCTGGCTCATTGATATCAACATCTCGTGTGTGATTAATTAAAACGTCCCTCGCCATTCCGATAACATACGAGAACTCATGACCGTAGTCGTAGCATCTGCCGGAATAGTTCGATTGAATTTGTTTTAATGCCGGATACAGTTCGCGGAATAATGCCTGTGAGCGATTGGCATAATCCCATAGCCATACAAGGCTGTTTGCTTCTTTTGCAGAAAGCTCGTTGGTTTTCTTCTCTTGTTTGCCAATGAACTCACCTTCAAGCACTACCCTGTGGATGTACTCTACGGCTTTCGGTATCTGAGATGCATCAAGCTCTTCAATACTTTCCACATTGAAACGCTGATGAATCATTGCATAAGCTTCTGGGTACATTAGATGCTTTTTGCTGACCAGCATATTTACAGCATCACGAAGCGGAGTCCTGTCATCAACAGATGTTTTCTTACGTGCATTTTCTGCCTTTCCCTTCGTCCAGTAGTCATGCAGCACAGTAAAGCATTCTTCCTGGTACTGAATCAGTTTATCACGGATGTCAGCACGAACTTTCTCAGGGTTGATGCTGAACAGCCATCCATTTAACTTCTTCAAAGGAAGACAGAGTAGCTTACGAAGCTTACCATCAGCGGCAACCATGTTCATATGAACACAGTTGAATTTGCTAATCTGCTTCATGAGTTTTGTTTGCTGCGTTGACCAGCTCATTCCAAGGTTTTCAACGATTGGCTTCATCGCAACATATGCAACTCCGGCAGCCATGGCGGTGATAATTTGCTGACCGTTGAATGGTACGTAAGAGGTGTTCACTGCTTCTAAAATTGCTATACTATTCATGTTGGTTTTTCTCCACGGATTTACTGACAAACGAAGCCCTGACTGTTCCCGCAGTTGGGGCTTCAACTTTACGCGCCAATGCGCCCTTCCTTCTTAAAGCTTTCCATTACTCTCTGATAAATCTCAGAGTTAACAGACCGACCATTCTCTTCCGCCACCTTGCGTACCAAATCCAATACTTCTTTAGGCCACCGCAAATTGAACTGCGGCATTTTGCTCATTCCTTTCATGTTCACCTCACAATATAGGTCCACGGTGGACCTATTGAGAATATAGTAGAGTGCTTCTATCATGTCAATACACTAACTTGGAGTGATGGCATGGCTAGAGATGATCCGCACTTTAACTTCCGTATGCCTATGGAAGTAAGGGAGAAATTAAAATTCAGGGCGGAGGCGAATGGGAGATCAATGAACTCCGAGTTGTTACAAATCGTCCAAGATGCTCTATCAAAACCATCGCCTGTGACTGGATATCGTGACGATGCAGAACGACTCGCTGATGAGCAGTCAGATCTTGTTAAGAAGATGGTGTTTGATACGCTGAAGGATTTGTACAAAAAACCCACCTGACGGTGGGTTTTATTAGTGCTTGTATAGCTTGAACTCCCTGTCGAGCCATAAGACATAAAAAGTGGCTCCTATCTTATAACCAACCATAGGTGCCTTAGAGCAAAATCTGAACGCAATGAAATCCACATCTTGAGTAACATGCTTAGGAATCGGAGCCTTTATCGCGTTTCTGGCAATTTTTTCCGTCCCAAGCCCGTGTTTATCAGATTTTCGTATCTCATCCCATGACATCTGACTTAACCTGAACAGCCTATCTGCAAATGCTGCCTTTTCATGCTTTTGGCAGCAATCCAGGCAATACCCCTTTTGTAGGTATCTAAGAGAAAATACAGGCGGACTTTTTTCTACATCATGAGATTCGTGATGGATAGAGAGGCCAACAGTAGCAGAGCTCTCTTTATCCCTCTGTTTTATTCTTCCCTTAACTCTAGACATACACGTCAGTTAATTAACGTTTTGAAAAAACCTTTCATAGAATCAAGTGTGATTTCTTGGCTAACCGCACCCTCAATGTAAGCATCTTTCCATGGCTGCTCTTCGTGAGTCATATTGCGCAGTTTCCAGGCAGAAAACTGACCATAAACTTTATACACCTCATCCAGCAATTCAATTTCATCTTCACTGAATTTTTTAGCGTCAAAGTTTTCTGGCGCAGGTAAAGCTCCGTTACCACAGTCCCTATATTTACGATACAATTCAGGAACTACTGGCCCATGCATCCAGGCTTCAATTTTCTCATTAAATAGCGGCTTACCCAGAAGAACCAGAGAAAACCCTTGGGCATAATACGTCAACTTCTGAATTTTTAGGTTAGAGATAATGTCGCCACTTTCTTCATCGCAATGCGCCAAGAAGTAGTCGGCGACATCAAAACAAGTGAGCATAAACATACCTCCATCTTGATAGCCGCAGCTATGTATACAACTGTGTCAAGTTGCATTTAATACCATAACAAAGCTGTCATCAATCCTTCAGAGGCTAACTTACAACCACTTTCTCGACACGTTTAAATCATTACGTTTCACATTTACTGCATTTTCGCCGAAGTTACCTATAAGGTAATGTCACATTTCCTGCAAGTTTCATGCAATGTTGAAAAGTGAGCTATTCACTTTTCTATGACACTAAACACCAAAAATAGCACTTTTTGCTAAATCATTCGTCCAAGTTGTGGATGGCTTGTCGTTGACACGTTTTCACACACCACTCCACCAATACAGTATCATCTGGTATCCTGCTCAAAACTAAGGAGGTTGGTGTGAAGCGATGGGTTATCGGTCTTGCTGCAGTTACTGTTTTTATTTTCTCGGCTTCGACTGGTTACGGGGTTAGATTCTCATCATCAAGAATCAACGATAAGATTGAATGCAGATACATAAGTGTTTCCGGCAAATTCTCCAGAAATTACTGGTATTCAGATAATGGAATCATGGGAATTAGCAATTGCCCTTTATTTGACAGATAGCCATCCGTGGCTCCTATTCATTTTTTACAGGCGATGAGCAGATTCCTTGATATGGTGTTACCTGCAAATGCCATCTCTGGGTTTGCCGTTGCCAAAAATCCTTTGTCTCCTGCAGATGTCAAGACATCATATCCTTTGCTTCCACACAAATCGCCAGCCTTGGTTAGACACATACCCCATGAACCACCAAGACCTGAGCAATCAATAGTGTATGCCTCTCTGCCATCAGGCGCGTATGTTTTAGAAGATGTTGCACAACCAGACAAAAGAATGACATTAAAACAAGCAACTGCAATGATCCGCTTCATATCAATTTCCATATTTACAAAACCGGAAACATCCTAATGACAAAACAATCAAATGTGAAGCACGAGATAAGATCAATCCATCCGTGGACGACTAATTACTCCTGTGTCATTCCGCTTAGCGATGCCACAATCCCAGCCCTCGCTAATTGCTGAAACTCTTCGTTTCCGACTGTATCACGTATCGCTTTTACGGCAGCTTTATTTGCCATAAATCTGCGTTCAGCCGCCACTAATGCTTCTTTGCTTCCGCCTGCTCTTACTGCTTTAGTTGCTTCCTGAACTGCTTTCTCTATCGCATACCGACCACTACGTGTGGTGGCAATTTTAGATACAGCGCCTTTTAACCCAGCGCCAACTAAAGCACCTGCGGCAGCGCCTGCAATGCCTCCTCCAGCGCCACCAACAATGGCACCTGATGTTGAGTTGGCAATTGCATTTAACACTGTTGATGTGACGTTGGATAAACCAGCATCCAGATCGCGTAGTACATTGGCAGTTCTCCCTGTTCTTTCAATATACTGCTGAGGTTTCACTGCTGCTCTTGCAAGAGTGCCATATGCATCAGCAATTCTTCCAAGCTCTGAGGAATATCGGCTAATGGCTTTTACATTTTGTGGAGTGAGTATCTCTGCGATATGGTTAATTCCTGCGGCATCAGCTTTGCCACCACGTACACCATGCGAGATGGCATCCTGCAACATTGATGATATAGCAGGAACACGCTCTGATTCTGGCAGAGCGCGGATCATAGAATGGAATCCAGCAGGACCATTGAGACCTTTAGCTGACGATGATTGAAGAGATTTTACTCCATTCGTAATCAGTGCATCTGTTGCCAAATCACGCCCGAAAACAGACTCTGCACTCTCTTGTGCTGATAATCTCGCTTTAGACAGATCATTAGCTTTTTGCCAGTCATCAAGAAATCCGCCGTTTTCCGCCATTGTGCGCATATCATCAGTAATTGCCCGGCGTATTTCCCCTGCTCTCCTTGCCGCATTTGCCTCTCCGCTACGCTTATATTTTTGCTCCGCATCAGCAAATTTCGCTCTCCATGCTTTCATGCCATCAAATGTTACTCCACCTTGATTGTTTGCCTGAACAAACTGTTTCATTTCAGGAGTAAGCGGTATGCCGGCAGATCGCTCTGCCTGAATAACGGCATTACCATTTAGCATTCTTGCTTTTTGATTTGGCATTGTTGACCGCACGTCATCCCATGCCGCGCGCTCGGCATCCTTCATCTGATCAAGATTTTGAAGAATCCTTTGTTTTATAGCCGCACTTTTTTCTGATGCCGTTCCAGATGCGGCCCCAAATTCATCAAGGTTTCGACTTAACTTTGATGATATTTCGTTAAATGCTGCCTGATGGGCGTCCTGAACAATTCCTGGTGTTGATGCCAATGCGCCTTCGGCTTGTGCAATTCCACGACTTCCAGATCGCATTCCTGGTGTTAATGCGTTTATATCAATTCCAGCAGACTCAGCCGCTTTTGCTACATCTTCGGACACATTAGCGGCCTGTCTGGCAATTGACTGACGCCCAGCACCTGACTTTGCCATCCTGGAAACATCATTAGCAGAATTCAGTGCTGCACCACCAAGAGCCTGTGAAACCCTTGGCGCAATAACGCGCCCGACACCTGAAAGAACGCCTTGAGCACCAATATTGATACCACCGTTAATGGCAGTATTTTGTGCAAAATCACCCTCCTGATTTGCAGCATCAGCAAGAGAACCTGCAATCATGTTTCCTGCGGAACCGATGTCTCCTGCGAGCTTTGCTGGCGCTCCAGCAGCTTTTGCCGCTGTGCCAATTGGCAGGAGATACCCACCAATTGTTTCACCGGCTTGCGCGTAAGGGTCTGTCGGTCGATCGACTGGACGATAGACATCATCCAATACTTTTGGCCCACCAAGCCCCTGACTGATTGCATTAATCAGGCTTGCGCCGCCCTGCAATACGTCAAATGGTATGTTTACCAGACCACGACCAGCCTGCTCTGCAATTTGCCCTGCACTTTGACCACCTGTGAGCCAATCGCCAGCTTGTTGCATCAATGATGGTTCTTCACGTGCTGGTTCATTATTGGCCTGATTAACTGTTTGTTGCTGAACAGCCTGACCAGCAAAATACTCATCAATGGCGGTACCAATATCTTCCGTGCTCGTACCATCAGGGAAGGTAAATTTCTTACCGTTTGCAGTTACTTTCATCATTCCACCGTAAATTGAATGCCTGATTTTGAGGTATATGATCCAACCTGATTCCGTGGTTCTCCTGAAGGTGTCGAATCTTGTGCTGGCGCTGCGTCAGTATTCATTGACATATACCGCTTAACGGCACTCCCCAATGATTCACCTTTTTTAACATCCAACCCCAATATCTGACCGCCATTACGCGATTGTCCAGGGTTGCCATTCGCGCTCATCCACTCAGCTTTAAACTCATTAAACTGCGCGTTTCGTCGCTCAAGGTTTGCCATTGCATCAAGCCATCTTGCGACCGTCTCAGGGTTATCCATGTCAGTTGGCGCACCCTGTCGAACAATCTCAACGTCTTTATCCGTTGCTGGGCCGGGAGGTAGGAATTTAAGAACCTGACTGTTAACAAGGGCATTTTGGCGAATGCGCAAATCACGCAATGTCGTATCGCTTCCGGTAAGTTTTGCGAACATGTTCTGTGCGTTACCGAACAAACCGGTCGTTGGTTTTTCTGCTCTGAACTGTTGAGCAAGCGCACTCATGGAATTGGCTGAGTTTGATGATGCTGTGGCATTGTTTACAGCCGTCTCGATGCCTTTTTCCATGTTTACTGACAGCTTAGGTGCTTCGCTAATCAACTGCTGAGCCTTTTCCTGCGCTTGCTGCATCTTAAACCCGAACTCTTGCTGATCCAGAGCCAAGCGTTGTGCTGCGATATTGTGCCCAGTCATTGCTGACTGATAGGAAAGGTTTTGCCCTCTCGCCTGAAGTGCTTCACCAGCCTGATTGCTGCGGATTGTCTCTGCCAGCCTGCCTCGGTCAATTTCACGAACAGCCATCTTGTCCTGAACATTGAAGTAATCAATCGGACCAAGAGCAGCCATCCCAAGGTGATCAACAAACTCACCAAATCCTGAAGGATTCTGCTGATACATTTTCGCCACATCCAGAGGGTCTACTCCGGCACGAGTAAGCTCAGATGAGTTGTTCTGCAACCATGACATCATGGCTTCTGGAGATGAAGCTGCCAGTCTGGCACTTGCTGCCAGTGTGCCGACAGTGGAACGCTGGTCTTCATCGACAAATTTCATGCCGTTTCTTACAGCGTCAAACTGCTCAGGATACTGTGATGCCAGTTTTCGCATTGCATCGCGGTCACCAGATGTATATGCATCAGCATAAGCCTGCTGAAACTCTTGCTGTCGCTTCTGCTGATCCATCTGCTTATACATATCCATGACAGATGAAATGCCCTGCAAAGCCTGCAAGCCAACGTTATTACGTCCTGAACGCTCCATCTCGTTATTCTGTCGAATGTATGCAAGCGTGGCGTCTGCATCACTTGCTCTTGGAGCGTTGGAGTTCATGCCGCCTAACCCGGCAAGAAGCGCGCCTGAATTACCAGCCTGTTGCCATGTAGCCAAGAGACACCTCCATTAAAAAAGTGAACCAAGAAGACCGACGCCAGCACCAATTGCTGTACCCCAACCAGGCATGATTGCAGTACCTGCAGCTGCACCTGCTGCCGCTCCACCCAAGGCGCTCTGAAATCCTGATGGTTTATTCGCATTAGCCGCAGATGCTGCCGCCTGCTGTTGATACAATTGGCTGACGTTGTTAGCGTAGTTCTGCCCAGCGTTTGCCTGACCTGTAAGAGCACCAAGGCCGATATTTGCCAGATTGTTGTAGTTGTTCATCTGACCTGACAGCCAGTTTTGACCGAGTGTAGGTGCGATTGCTGCTAACTGGTTTCCTGTTGCTGTAGAGCCTAATCCACCCGTTGCCTCTGCTGCTGCCAGACTCTGATAGCGCGCCTGCCCTGCAAGGTCTTTATACTGCTGAGAGTTGTAATACTGGTTAAGCGCCTGACCTTGCCCCTGAAGAGAGGAAAGATTTTGCAACTGTGATACGTACTGCTGAGCGAGTGGCGTGAACGGTGCAAGGTTCTGCATGTTCGTTTGCCACATTTCACGCTGCAATTCGATGCCCTTTTCAGTTGCGCGTGCCTGGGCTTTTGAACCGCCATCACTGCCACCTTTGCAGTAAACAGTTTTGCTGAGGTGCTTATTGGCAATCTGGAAAATTAACATTCTTTAGCTCCTCGTATTTTGAGCGCGGTAACTGATAAATCGTGATGCCTACAGGCTTTCCATTGCTGGTATAAGCATCATCGAGGTGACCAACACGGGTAGCGCCAAGCAAACGGATAATTGCCCGTCCGTATTTCGTTGTGTCAGGAACCATGGTGATGCTGTTAAGGAATGGTGAGTTTTCGAGAAGCCATTTGCAGAATAATCGATGCCCTTGCAGTGCATATTCACCACGGAATCCGGGGTCGTACACCGCATGGCATTCAACAACGCTATGCCAGAAGTTACGCACTTCATGAACGCCAGCCAGCACTAATCCTTCGTAGATGCCGAGGTATACCGCATCAGGCTTGATGTAGTATTTATCTCCACTGTCTACGATATTTCCCGTGTTTGCCGGGTTGTTGAGGAATTCTGCAAGCTTCACCGGATTATCGATGAGCTTTATTTCCATCACTGCTCCGCAATGATTTTGATGGTTGTGGCAGTAAACGCCGCACCATTTGACTGAATGGTTAACGTGCTGCCATTTGTGGCAAGAAAGCCGTCTTTATCCACGCTGAAGAACGTAGCTAACAAGATGTTATCGGTTGTTGTCGCCGAGTTGCGACTGCTTACCAGTGTGTCAGGAACAGAGCCGGAAAAGGTTAGCTGCATTGACCTGTTGGCGGTTCCGCTGGGCCACGTCCCGACGATCGACAGCTTGAAGAACAAGGTTTTGTTCTCGTTGAACACAACCATCTTGTTGTTAACGGTGTCGAAGAATGGTGCCAACGTGCCGGATGACGGCGTGAGCGTTTTCAGCAGGCTAACAAGGTTGGTCGGCGCTGTCGGGATGGTTACAGATACGCCAGAGTAAACAACCTCTGACTTCTTGCGAGTAGTGGCATACTCCAGAGCATCGATGCGCGTTTCATGGTCTGAAACCTGCGATTCCAGCGACTGAACTCTGGTATCAAGCGACGCAATATCGCTTTCATTCTGAGCGATTCGCGTTTCATGTTCCTGAAGAGTTGATTCTGCCTGGCTGATTCGCTCCTCATGATTAACAAGCGTTGCTTCCGCAGCAGAAATTCGCTGCTCATGGTCAGAGAGAATCACATCCTGCTCATCGTTCCTGACTTGTGCGTCATAAGCGCCCTGTCCGGCCTCGTTGGCCTTGTTCGCCACATTACCAACATCAGTACCCTGTGCGATAACGTAAAGCAGATACGACTGCGAGAAGATATTGCGTGGAAGCACTGATGTGTCGAGTCGCGTAGCTTGGATGATTACCGGCACATTGAGATTCGAATCAGCCATTAACATGCCTCCACGATTTACCAGACTGGATATTGTGAATCACCGTCTGACTGACACAGTATTTTTTAGCAAGCTCTCTTTGATTAACTCCCTTTGATTTCTTTATTTCTATTACTTGCTCATATGAGAGCTTTGAAATTGGATTATTTTCTCCTTTTAAAGCCGGAAACTTCACCCTGCCTTGAGATGAGCAATGCTTCATATTCTCCTTTTGAGTACACCACTCTAAATTAGAAGCATTATTATTTTTTCGGTTGTTATCTATGTGATTTATGAACGGCTTGCCTTCTGGATTGGGGACGAAAGCAAGAGCGACAAGCCTATGCACAAGCCATTTTACTTTAACTCCATCAACACTAAGTGGCAAATATAGATAACCTTTATTATTCTCGTGTTGTTTTAGCCACCGACCCTTTCTGAGTTGCGTGCTGCCATGCGCAGCCTTAACAACACGTGAGTGAGAATATACTCGCCCATCCTCTGTTACGGCATATAAACCTTCATATCCAGGAATATCTTTTGCGTTTTCACTCAACATATCTACTCCTTTAGTTTCGATTTATGTTACACGAATAGAAAGGCCTGATAATGTAACAGGACCTTTTGCAATAACTCTGAATTTAAATCCAATGAGGCGTCTAACTCGACCAACTTTTCGCCATAAAACGCGATTGTCATATACAAATGGTTTTTGTAATACGACCATTTGCTCACGACCGTAATTAATTCCATCTGTAGTTGCTGATATAAATATTCTATCTATTCTATCACACACGCCGCCAGATGTTTCTAATTCAAGGTCATTTATTAAAACGTTATCTGCCTTTATTAAAGGAGAATATAAAATATGTTCCTGTTGCTTGTCGTACTGACTGCTGATATCGAACTGCAATTTCCCGGTCACGGATTCCAGCTTATCGCCGCACGTTATCTGATTGCCTTCGTAAATGAAGTCGATAGCGCGGTACACATCGTCATACAGGCCTGTTTTCAGTACACACCATTGCGGACCATTGGCGCTTGAAGATGCGTCGTACACGAGAACATGGCGCGGAAGATGGATAATCAGCAGCTCATGCGCATCAAATCGCAGAGACTCCATCACACCATCAGCCAGTTCATCAGCAGTGTAGGAGCGGAGAATTTTCTCAATGCTCGCGCTGGCGATTGGTGATACCTGACCGGAGCCGATGATATACACAGACGGAGCACCTGTTGCCGGATTGCTGATGAACGCATAAGAATCAGAGAATGGCGTTTTGCAGTAAGTCCCGGCAATGCCTTTCTGCACCATAAGAGATGTCTGTGCGACATACAAAGCAGCACCAACGGTGGTTGCACCCGTCAGGGAGAAATATTCAATCGTCGATGAACCAAAGCAGACGATGAAATCTCGCCATGTTCCGATGCCGATGATGCCGTCAGGCTGAGACTCTGCGCGATATTGTGCGCTGTAGCGGTCAGGATGCGATTCGTCTTCAAGGTCAGTGATAAACCATGAATCAGTTCCGTCTTTTGACCACGCATAACGCCCGCGTAAGCGCGTAATGTCACGAACAGAACCCAACTCATACTGCGTGAATCCGCTGTCTGTAGGCCAGTTTGAGACGGTTTTAACCGTGCCATCATAGCGGTATTCGACCAGTTGACCATTAACGCCTACCGCCTGTGATGTCCGCCCATGCGCCATTGATACGCGACCACTTCCGGCAACATCACCGACTTCGCTTTCGCCTTTGTAGAGCTTGCCGCCACACACGCGATAAACAGCATTCTGCGCCATGTTGTACTCGACGCCTCGCGATACGCCGTTCACATCAGAACGTTTGGCAATGCCCGGGAATGAGCGAAGATATCCGCTGCTGTTGAGGATTTCTTTGGGTGTAGCCAACATATTCACTGGCAGATAGTCGATATAGTCGGCATTTCGGAAGTCTTTGCCGACACCTTTCATAAGCGGAAGTTGCTGAATAGGCATTTATTCGCTCCCGTTATCGCAAGGTTCCTTTCGGTGGAAGTAATTCCAACCGTTCCACTTCGCCAACTGGTTACCGCTACCAACAGGCATACGGTTTGGATAACCGGACTTACATTTAGCGGCTTTTGCTCTGTCCATTGCAGACAGTTTGACGAGTCGCTCTTTCCCGTATCTGGCAGTGGTTATAAGTTTTGCTGACGCTTCCAGCGCATAATCCGGTGCAATGCGGCAGGCAAGGTTGAAAATGACGGCATTGATAGCGTTATTTGATAAACCGTGCTCATCTCCCGGATCTGGAGCGACATCTGCATCAGCGAAAATGTAGCCAACGTTGATACCTGGTGACACATCACCGCCAAGCCATTCAGCCATCATCATTTCAAGGTCGTTGACGCCGTCTTCCATAGACTGCGGTTCTACATCGGTTAACGTGGCATTTGATGCCACACCGAGCTTACGTAATGCCGCAAGAACTAAATCACCCTTCGTTGTCAGGTTCATCTGCTGCCGCCTTAGGTTTTCGACCAGGCTTTTTACGCTGTTTTTCTTCTGGCTCTGGCTCTGGCTCTGGCTCTGCAACATCCTTCAAAAGGTCATCAGGATGTGAAAACCAGCCAGCATCCAGATATTCCTGAAGCTCTTCGGCTTTCACGATTTCAAAGTCGTAGCCAACGCCTTTCCATTTCTTCATGTCGCCATGACGAAAGATCATGTGTGTCATGCTTGTCTCCAGATAAAAAAGGGAGCCGAAGCTCCCTCTGGTTATCACGCGGTCTGGTTAGGCAGACCAACACCAATTGCCTCTGGTCGTACAGCACATGCTGAATACCACACAGCAATACGGCACTTACCAGACAGAGTGTTGATATCACCCTGCGTTGCGAAGATGCCGTTAACACCAATGCCAGGAATGCTGAAGGAAGACGTTTTCATGCCAGCAAACAGTTCATGGGTTACCGGGATCGGCTGAGACAGCAGGCGGATTGAGTCATCAGCCCAGAACACGTTAGCGGTGGTTGTTGCCACGTTCAGAACGTTTACCGGAGTGGTATCAGCAAGAGAGGTGTTTACGTTAGCGTAAGCCTTCTCTTCTTTTGTCAGTGACGCGTCATCCAGTGCAATCGGTTTCGGCGTGATTTCGATGTGAGTACCATCGATCACACGGGTGATTGAGAAAGTAGCATCATCAGTCAGCACGTTCTTCGCCATCTGAGACAGGAATTTCACACCAGTGAAGCTGATTTTGTCGCCGCGCTTAAACCCGGTGGTGGAGGATACGGTCACCGTTGCAACACGGTTGTCGACGTTCTCTTTGTTACCATCGGTATCAAGGGTGTATGCCTGCGGCTTAAACTTCTGCGCACCAGAAACAGTTACACCAGTCGCGGTTGACTTGGTAACTGCCGGAAGTTTCGGTGAGCGAAGAATTTCATCAAAGCCAGCAATCTGACGCTGAATAGTACCGTTGCGATACGCTTCTTCAGGAACGCGCCCGAAGATGTCACCATCTACCAGGTTGCGGCCTGCTTTGCGGTAATCGTCAGGGTTCAGGAAGTAACTGATTCCCATGTCGCGGTTTAGCTCGCGGGAGAACATCAGGCGCTCTGCATCAGACACAAAATCCCAGCCAGACAGGCCAGTAGATGGACCAATTGCGCGGGTATCGTGAACAACAAGTGAGCCCATTTCAGTTGCCTGCTTGGCAATTGCTGACTCAATGTTATTCGCCAGTTTTTTGGCGGATGCCTGGATGCGGCGACGGTAAGAACGCTCATCACGCAGGTCATCTGCACGAAGCTCGAAGAAATCGTTATCCGGATCGCCCATGTTGCATTTCACGGACAGTTCCAGAATACCGGTAGCGTTGCCAGTTAAATCCCAGCCAGTCTGAGTTGGCGCTTCCTGCTCAACAGGCATCCACACGGTGTTGCTTGAACGTTGCATGGATTCTGCCGGAGGGGTGTATTTTGTCACTTTGGACGCCATTGGCGTCAGGTTCTGGACGGTTTCGATGATTTCATCCAGAGCATACGTGACCAGTTGACCTTCATTTAATGCCATTATCGAATTCCTTTATTCAGTTGCGCCTTGAGCTTGCGGTATGTCTCTACATCCCCTTTGTTTGCTGCCGCTTCCATCTGCTTTTCAATCGCAGAGATATTTGCAGCAACAGCATGTCCCTGAATGGGTTCATCAGGTAACGGGGCTTCTGAAACAGGTTTTGCTCGAGGCTTGAGAGTTAAACGTTCTGACAGTCGAGTGAGTTCAATCAGCGCTGATTGTCCTTCCATCGCCAGCAACTGGCGTGTTTTTTCAGGATTAGCACCAAGGTGATACATGAGAGCAGCGGATTTCTCCGGGAAGAGGCGCATGATGTCGGCACCGACTGCTGGCGGCACCAGTTGCATGAATGCATCCTCTTTCTCCTGATAGTCAGGGATATTGAGCTTTTCCGCTGCGTCGTAGTGCTTACGGGCTGCCTCGACGTATTGCGCTGATTGCTGGGTGAACTCCTGAGTTTTGCGACCCTGCTCGGCGACAGCCTGGCTTCGTGCGTCCATAGCCTTGATCTGCCATTCACTGTTTGCCTGCTGGAAGGCAGCCAGTGCGCGGCTCTGGTCATAGTCGTACTTAGCCAGTGCATCTTCGGAAAGATAATCGTTAGGGTCTGGTTGTTTTGGTAACTCAGGGTTCACCCGCAGGTGCTCCGGCAACTCTCCACGCTTAACCGCTTCCATCTGCTGCTCAAGCTCACGCTGGCGTTTGCGTTCGATGCGGCGACGGGCAAATTCAGCATTAGTTGCCGGGTCTTGTTTTGGTTTCTCATCGTCTTTCAGGACAATCTCAAAGCCTTCTTCCTGACCTGCGTTGTCGTTGGCATTATCGACAACTAAGCCATCAGCAGATGCCGCTGCATGATTGCCGGGCAGGGTTAATTCTTCAGAAGCCTGAATGTCGGTGGTTTGGTCCATGGTTAACTCTCTCTTATTGAGGTGTCTCGGCTACTCCGCCGGAGGGGATTTGAACTTGACGCATAAGATTCGCGAAATCCATGCGTTGTGAATGAGTCTGGTCTGCATCTTTAAGAAGCAGCTCAGCGTTAGCGCGAGCGTCTTTGCTGCGCTGTTGCTGGAATTGGCCTACGAGCTTGAGGTACTCACGCAGTTCTGCCTGTTTGTCGAGGTCCATATTGTTGAAGATTTCTGCAATCTTCGCGGCGTTGAGTTGGTTTTGGGCTTCAACCTTGGCGGCTTCAACCTGAATCTGCGCCTGTTGGTTCTCTGCCTTGAGCAATTCAGCCTGACCTTGCAGAAGGATACCCTGCGCCTGAATTTGCTCTGCTGATGGCTGCTGCGGCTGCTGTTGAGCCTGCTGTACCATATCCATCTCTTCAGGTGTTTCTGGTTTCTTCAGCCCCATCATCACCAGTTGCTTGTTCGCGTACTCTCGCATCATCTCGACGCCTTTACCGTCAAGCAGCGTGAAGTATTGCAGCATCAGCATCTGGAACTCTGGAGTACCTTGCGGAACCTTGGTGAGTAACTCCTGAATCTCTGCGCGATTCTGTTCCTTCATGCTCTGGAAGGATGGCCCAACGTCTGTATAGCACTCATAGCGACCGCGAATGTCGTTGAGTGTGACCACATTGCCGGACTGGTAATCGACAACTTGCGCATAGAGTTGAACGTCTTTCTCGCTTCCATCTTCAAGTGTCAGCGTTACATGACGAGGAACGTCATAAATATCGTTGACCATTGAGGCATAAATCTCGCCATCACGTCGCATTGCGGTAGCCAGGTTATCCTGAAACACGTATGTCTCAAGGTCTGCCCGCATGTTCAGTTGATTGACGGTATCGAAAGCGACCTGAGAGTTTGCTGCCTGCGCATCCACACCAAGACTAGCCACCTCTTTCACTGCGTTGGTGGCAGCCTCAAGCATGTAAGCGTTGGCTTGCGGCACTTCAGGGTTTTCCATGTAGGAGATTGGACCAATCGGCAGGTCGTTACCGTTTTCATCGGTCCTGTTCTGCAGATAGTACGGATAGTCATCATTTCCACCGTACATGTATTCGTAGCCTTCGATTTGCTCAGGGAAGAAGGTCGGTTTCTTCTTCGGTGAACGAGCAACAATATCGGCGTTGAATGACATGATCATGTTACGAAGCCGCTGACCGTCTTTCGTCAGCCTTACCACTCCTTCGTAGCACTCCTTGTCACCAGCGAATGACCATTCGCCATACACTGGAACGATTGGAATATGCTCTCCGGCTATCTTCTCGCGGTCTTTCAGTATCTGCGTGCAGGTGATGATCGACTTATACACACGCCGACGCTTCACCTTGCGCTCTGCTACCTTAATGAATCCACGATTAGCCAGGTCGTCGATAACGTCTTTAATATCCTGCTGGTAATAGCTGACCGGCTCACCTGTCAGCGGGTCGCGGTAGATGAAGACTTTCTCCTTCTTCTCTTCTACCTCGTAATACTCGGCGACGTAGACGACATCATTCGATACCCACGGAAACAGCCATGTGTCGTTCGGATTCTGGAAAGATGGCAGGGTGTCAGGATCAATACCGTAATCCTCTGCGAACTCTTTCCAGCCATTGCGTGACAAAGCGTTAATCACCGTGCAGTGCTTAGCGTCGCTCTTATCCATCTGCTTGCTGTTGGCGTCCCATATGACGTGTGAGCAGGCCTCATGGATTGGCAGGCGTCGAATTACCTGATTGTTGCTTGTTGGATCGTTGTCTTCGTACTGCGTGACCAGACGCCATGCACCAACGCCAGACTCTATCTGCTCACGAACGCCAACGTTAACGGCAATCTTTGCCGTGTTATGGCGCATATCAGTACGATACATCCCCATCAACACATCGGCTGCATCAGGATTAGCGCCGTCTTTGGGTCGGAAGAGAACGTCGATAGGGTTCCGGCGCATCTCTGCGACCAGTTTCCTGACCACCGGGCGAACAACATCGAATTGTCCGCGATATTGCAGGGTCGTGTAGTTTGATAGCCAGTCATCCCATTGCGACACTCGGCTAAAATACAGGTCATTTGTCGCCTCGGTTCTGGCTTCATCGCTCGCCATCCAGTCTGCGTCAAACTTACACAGAATGGAATTGAGTCTGTTTTCGTCGGCCATTTAAGTTCTCCGTGCGATGGGCCTGATTGGGGCTGGTATCTTTTTCTCTTTTGGTTTTTTGATGTCGCGCATCATTTTGGCGAAGCGGCGCATCATGTATGCATAGCGAACGGCTGAGAGAACGTCGTCGTTAAGCTTGACGATTTTCCCGTTTTCATCACGGTGATAGAGGCGGAACTCCTCAAAGAATGGCTCACAGGTGTTGAATACTTTGAAGCGACCGTCGATCATCATGTCGCGCAATTCAGTGATGCCAGGCTCCACAGCATTACCGCCATCAGGCCATGTCGCATGCTCCTGCAACATCATAAAACCAGCATCTGCATACTGCCCTTTGAGCTGCTCACCGCCGCCCTTCTCGTGCTGGTTTCCGTCATGAGGCCATGCGGTTGGCACTTTATGCGCCCATGATTTAACAGCTCCCCATGCCTGAACGGCTGTTTTTTCTTTCGCCTTCCACACGCGTGAAACGTAGATTGTGTCTGCGTCCTTATCCCACCAAAGCTGAACCTGCGCCTGTGGGTGATCCCATCCGAAATCCATCCCGCCAATTACGTAGAAGTGATCAGGACACTCGAACGGCTGACACTTAATCGTCTCTTCCGGTATCTGGAAGATTCGACCACTACCCATCGTAGGAATACCGCGAGCACGCGCCTCTCTCTCATGCTCGGGATAGGATGCGATGATTTGCTCTTTCTGCTCGTCTGTGTAGTGCTCAGCGTCGTAGATGGTCATGTTGACCACTTTCTGCGACTTGCTGGGATTCTTCAGGAACTTGGTAACAACGTCAGACATCCCCATCAGCGGGGTAAACGTCAGAATTGAGAATTGCCCGTATTTGTTGGTACGGGTAAGACCTTCGCCATAAATGCTGTATGGTGGCTCTTCGTCAAACCACACGCCGTGGATTGTGTCACCCTGCCAGCGAGCACGGCCTTGCGAGTATGGTTTGAAGTAGCAGATTGAAATGCCATCTTCAACGCCATCAGCCGTGTGATGCTTAACCAGAAGATGATCAACAAGGTTCGGAAAGAAAGGAGACTTCTTCCAGCTAATGATGTCTTCTTTCGGTATGGAACCGTAGCCAGGCTCATCATTCTCTTCGATACGACCGCACAGGATACGTTGAGTCGTTTTGGTTACAGTCTCGTTTGTCTCGCCGCCAATCCAGAAGACAACAGGCTCATAGAAACGCTTACCTTTCCACTCCCCGCCATATTTACCATCAGCAGGATAGCCTTTTGTGCCCGGATAACGCCCGGTAAGGTGAAACGCGACTTCAGCAGCACCAGTAAATGACTTACCAAGCTGGTTACCAGCCATAAAACATCGCTCTGGATAGTCATGTCCGGCGTCGATGAACTCACGCTGTTTGCTGTATGGCGTAAATTCATATAGCAAGTGTGTGTTCCGGTAGTTCTCTTCTTCTTCGAGTAGCTCGAGCAACTCGATTTGCTCTTCGTCGCTCAGGTTATCAAGAATCGCGTCCAGTTCCACGGTTGAATAGCTCCTTGATACGAGAGCGTCGCTTATCGCGATCTCCCTTATCAGGTGTCACGTCTTCAACTTGCGACTGCTCTTTGAGGCCCAAATCACGGGCGATGATGTTAGCGTTGAGAAGGTCAGCGGCTGCGCCAGAGAATTTCTGATCGTAGATGACCTGCTCTGCTCGCGTAACGACTTCAGATAAATCTTCTCTCAGGCGATATGTGCGCCATGTTTCAAGCGTCACATCAATGAACAGAGTGAGGCCGGTAATGGTCATCGCTCGCATCTTGGCGATAGGTTCTTGTATCACTTCACCCTGATACGAGAACGCCTTCATCTCCCATAGCGGGTTAGCTTCCACCCACTCGAAGTATTCACAACAAGCAGCCCACAGCTCCTCAGGCGATTCGAATTTAGGATTTCGCCCATGACTACTGCGGGCCTCCCAAAATCGGTTGCCCTTTGGTGCTGCCATATTCATCTCACTTAATCGTTATTTCAGGTTAAGGACTCTTTCGCGCCTTCAATCAGTGACTGCTTCAGCAATTCGAGTGTGCCAATCTCCTCGCATAAACTGATTTCACCATCGTAATCATGGATGACGCTTTCCAGCCTCTCGTATAGCTCTTGAGTAATTGGGAATTTCTTCTCCTTACCCAAATTGATTACGCGGCTCACATCATGCTCCGGTAGTGAACAGGTCTAACGCTTCCTTCGATTTACGCACCGCTTCCAATGTGCGGATCGTGATATCCGAATTAGCGCCACCTGACTGGAAGTGAATTTTGAATAGCTCAAGCTTCAGTTCGTCAGTACCAATGAATTGAAATGCTTCCTCTGCGGCTGCGTTCTGGTTCATGACCAGTTTGTAAATCTCTAACTGGAATTTCTGTTCTTCAGTCATGGGAATAATCTCTGCCATTGTTGGCTCCGTTTATCCGTTAAAAGGGATATCAGTTAAGTTATCCCGTGCAGGGTATAAGCCATTGTCGAGACCACTCATTGAATGGTCTCTGCAATAACCGATGTCTTTCCATCAGTCCGCCACCACAAAGAATCTTTTTTGCCATAAGGCAGGGGGTTCATCTTTCAGTGGCTGCCAGTGTTATTTCCCCCACTTTCTGGCTTGGGTTGTTTCGCGGTACTGCCGTTAATTAGTGAGTCCGGGGATTACGGTTTGCCCGTGCTGTTCAAGGCGTTCAATTCTCGCCATTAGCTGAGGCTTCTTAATTTTTCCCCAGCGATTGAGCAGACGGCCAGACATGCTGGCGACATCCTTTTCTTTCATGTACTCCAGCATTACGGCGTTTCGCTCTTCTTCAAATTGACGATGACCAACCTGAAGCATGGCGTACATCCAGTTGAATGCGTTGATGTAAGCAATTTTGATACGCATTGCTTCTTTTTTGGTGTAGGACATAACCAAAAGCATCAACCCATCCTTGCGGAGACGGTAGAATTTTTGCGGCTTACCATTCTGTAACTCATTGTTTTTATAGCAAAGCTCAAAGTTGAGCTTTGTATCAAACTCAGGAGGGCAAGCTTCTATGGTTCGTTCAATGTCACGAACTACGTTCTTCGGCAGCTTTCCAAATGCTTTTGCCACCATAAAAGAATCTGTAACCGGATCGTTGTTTGCCACAAAAATCAGATCTCGGAAATCGATGCCGTTAACGATAGTTGGATAATTCATCAGTGTTCACCTTTTAGTGATGAACCTTGTCACACAGGATTCCGGCCCACAGAAAGGCACCGATCACCAAACCGGCATCCTCAAGGGTCATCCTGAAAGGTTCTGTGTTCATAAGTCGCGCGTGTGAAGCGCGTTTACTGCGGACATAAAAAAGCCCCGCATCGCGAGGCTCATTAAATTGACTTTGTGATTTGCAAAAAAATTATTTCAGGCATTGCGTCCTGATGTACTCCTGCAGGTAGTTAACCTGCGCGGTTATCTTGTCGATTCCACTTCGGAGACGGTAATAATTGAGTTCAGCATCTGCTGTAAGTCTTGGGCTTTCTCCATCGCCCATGCCGCTGGCTCCGGTCGTTGACTTTGCACAGGTGGCGGCGACTTGCAGGCGCTTACGCCCAGCAGAAACATCAGCACGGAGACTTTCGATAGTCGCGTTAGCATCAGCAAGCTCCTTTGTGTATCTGGCGTCGAGTTCTGCTACATCACGTTGCCGCTTCTGCATATCAGCGATGATGGATATGGCTTTATCGCGCTGCTCTTTGTAGGCGGTGGCGTTATCACGGTAATGATTAACAGCCCATGACAGGCAGACGATGATGCAGATAACCAGAGCATAAATAATCGCGGCGACTCTGCTCATACCTCAATCTCTCTGACCGTTCCGCCAGCCTCTTTGAATTTTGCAATCAGGCTGTCAGCCTTATGCTCGAACTGACCATAACCAGCGCCAGGCAGTGAAGCCCAGATATTGCTGCAACGGTCGATAGCCTGACGAATATCACCGCGATCAATCATCGGTAAAGCGCCACGCTCTTTAATCTGTTGCAGTGCCACAGCGTCCTGGCTTTTCGGAGAGAAGTCTTTCAGGCCAAGCTGCTTACGATAGGCATCCCACCAACGGGAAAGAAGCTGGTAACGTCCGGCGGCTGTTGATTTGAGTTTCGGATTTAGCGTGACAAGTTTGCGGGGGTGATCGGAGTAATCAGTGAACAGCTCGCCACCGACAATAACATCATAACCGTGATTTCTGGTTTTCTGCCGTCCGTTATCTGTTCCTTCTGACCACGCCAGCATATCGAGGAACGCCTTACGTTGATTATTGATTTCCACCATCTTCTACTCCGGCTTTTTTAGCAGCGAAGCGTTTGATAAGCGAACCAATCGAGTCAGTACCGATGTAGCCGATGAACACGCTCGTTATATAAGCGAGATTGCTACTTAGTCCGGCGAAGTCGAGAAGGTCACGAATGAACCAGGCGATAATGGCGCACATCGTTGCGTCGATTACTGTTTTTGTAAACGCACCGCCATTATATCTGCCGCGAAGGTACGCCATTGCAAACGCAAGGATTGCCCCGATGCCTTGTTCCTTTGCCGCGAGAATGGCGGCTAACAGGTCATGTTTTTCTGGCATCTTCATGTCTTACCCCCAGAAGGGGATCTGTTCAAATTAGGAATTATAGATATGGTCGCTTGAACAAATCCGGGTTACGGTTGATTTGTAACGGGTTTGTTCGTGACCGCATTCATGAGCAAATCAGGCGTGGATTGCGCCAACAATACATGCCGCTCATATCACGAAGCCCAGCCATTGATGCTGGGTTTTCTTTTTTAAAGCGCACTAGACAACCGTATCCACAGAGTGTCAGCAATGAGTTGGTTAGGTCTGGTTCTTGGTGGAAGTACGCTTTAAAAAATGGGCTGAGGGTTGTAGCCCAAAATACTGAGGGAATGGTAAGGATGAACAACGGTTTTGCTCTGGGTGGATTTGGCTGTGGTGGCCGGCGCTGATCTCCGGCTTGTATACAGGCACCTTGTTCTTCCGAAGCTCTCCTGCGCGCATCAGCCTGCGCATTCACCACACCGGAAAGAGCACTCAGTTGTACCGGCCAGTTGTGCCACTAAGAAATGCTTTCGCAGACCGTTAAGCTCTTTGCCAGTTCTTTAATGCTCTTACCTGTTGTGCAGATATAAAAAATCACGAAACCGTTATGCAGGCTCTAACTATTACCTGCGAACTGTTTCGGGATTGCATTTTGCAGACCTCTCAGCCTGCGATGGTTGGAGTTCCAGACGATACGTCGAAGTGACCAACTAGGCGGAATCGGTAGTAAGCGCCGCCTCTTTTTATCTCACTACCACAACGAGCGAATTAACCCATCGTTGGGTCAAATTTACCCAACTTTATTCAAAAAGTCAATATCATGCCGTTAATATGTTGCCATCCGTGGCAATCATGCTGCTAACGTGTGACCGCGTTCAAAATGTTGTCTGCGATTGACTCTTCCTTGTGGCATTGAACCACCAGAGCGTCATACAGCGGCTTAACAGTGCGTGACCAGGTGGGTTGAGTAAGGTTTGGGATTAGCATCGTTACAGCGCGATATGCGGCGCTTGCTGGCATCCTTGAATAGCCGACACCTTTGCATCTTCCGCACTCTTTCTCAACAACTCTCCCCCACTGCTCTGTTTTTGCTATATCAACCGCGCGGCCTGTACCGTGGCAATCTCTGCATCTTGCCCCCGGCGTCGCGGCACTACGGCAATAATCCGCATAAGCGAATGTTGCGAGCACTTGCAGTACCTTTGCCTTAGTATTTCCTTCGAGCTTTGCCACACCACGGTATTTCCCCGATACCTTGTGTGCAAATTGCATCAGATAGTTGATAGCCTTTTGTTTGTCGTTCTGGCTGAGTTCGTGCTTACCACAGAATGCAGCCATTCCAAATCCGGCTTGTGATTGCGCCATCCCCATAGCAGCCATCACATCAGTACCGGAAAGAGAGTCAGAAGCCGTGGCCCGTGGTGAGTCGCTCATCATCGGGCTTTTTGGCGAATGAAATTTAGCTACACTTTCGAGTCTCATGGTCTACCCCTCTTGCCCTGTTTGACCATCAGGACGCCGTTAACTATTACGTGACGCTCGCCTTTGCTGTCTCGGTTGTACTTGAGCACTGTTCCTCTTGCGCAGGAAAGCATCCTCGCCACTTCGGTCTGATTGCCTCGTGTCTGGATAAGAAGCTCTGGTATCGTTTGAATTGTGGCGTTCATGCGTTCTCCAGTTCGGTGATTTTTATTCCAAGCCTTCCGCCTGGTACTTTCACGCCACGAATTACGCGAATGTCATCGAATTGCTCGTCATCTTCCGCAAACCCGGCGTGGATAAGGGAGTCGAGTAAGCCCTTCAGGATGTTATCGAGGTCGCGGCGGCGGGAGTCTGGAACGTCTGCGATGACTTTGATGCGGAGTCGTGATTTGGTGAAAATGTCTAACTTGAGTTGGCGGATGATTTGCTGAACGTCTTTTCGGTATTTCTGGCCTTTATCGCTGATGTAGTATTGGCTTCCCCGTCTTCGCCAGTAGGTATTCACCGACGGCGGGTAAGGAAGCACAAACTGATATTCGTTCATGGCTTAATCTTCCCCTCCTTCAGCAGTATCGCCTGCGTCCTGATCACGCCTTCGAGGTGGTAAAGTCTGGCGTCTTTGTTGTCGAGATTATGGGTGCGTCGGTCGATTTCATCGTGACACGCGCTACAAGCCCATGCGCCGATCAGGTCATCAGGCTTCATTCCAGTTCCGCAAATTCCAGCCATCCGGTAATGTGCCAGAACTGTAGTTTCAGGATTGCCATTGCATATGCCGTAAATACGTACCTGGCATTCTCTGCCGCGAGCTTCTTTGCGTAGGTTAGCCATTAAGCAGCCTCCCCTGTTACTTTCAGCATTCCGTTATCGAGCAGCTTTCTGGTCAGCCACTGTTGACCACGCCCGGTGATTTTTGTGGTGAACGATATCTGTATTCCGTGATTTGTATTGACTGCTGTTTCTTTCACTGTGAAATAGCCGCGATCCATATATTCCTGCATTGGCACATTGCGCCGGGAACCTGAAGCAATAAGGATTTTGTGATCGCGCATCCACGCAAACAGTTTGTTTGGACCAATTCCAACAACCTTTGCAAAGTTTCCAATCAAAATTCCACTGGCCTCGCCAACGCGATCGGCAAACTCAACTTTAGGTGCGGCAATTGCGAGCTGGTTTTCCAGTTGCATTTTCTGCTCAGCAAGATCAGCAGCAAGGCGCAACGCTTCTGGTAGCGTTTTGGGGATATTAACCGCAGCTTCTTCAAGCTCTCGCCAACGGTCAACAAGACGAGCGGTGAATTCCGGCGACAACTGGGCAACGACAATAATGCTGTCGCGCTTACCTTGTTCGCCTTCGAAGACGTAAGCCTCGACACTACGGCGCAGTCCTAAGTTATTGATTTTTTCGAAAACCTGCAATGCAGGAAGTTGAATAACTCCAGATTTAGCAAGGCGCTCTATTGATATTTTTACGTTATCTGGACGACTTCCCACCAACTCAGCGATTTCAATGCTTGTCATTTTGATGGCATTGCCATTTATTAACTCATTCATCGTCTTCTTCCTCGTACATTGAGCTATTCGGATCGCTCATCAGTTCTGCGCAGCAGTGCTCACACACGTGAACTTCCAGCACATGCAGCTTCTGGCCGCAGTTAGCGCACGTTAAAGCCCGCTCGACGCTTTCTTTCTGGTATTGAAGGGATTGGGATGGGCTAAGCATGGCTTTCACCATTAAAAAGTCGCTTGTAAGCATCAATGTCTCGTTTTGCTTCACCAAGCTTTCGTCTTAATTCCATGTTTTCTGATTCAAGCTTTTCCATGTCTTGTTGGTATCGATCGCGGTGTTCTTTCCATGCTTTTTGATACGCCTTCATGTATGTCATGTTGGCCTTTCTCTTTGCCTGACGAACTGCGTGGTGGTTTTTCACAAACCAGTCAGGGTCGTTAAATGCTGCTCTGGCGCATGTATACCAATAATTTGTTGCCTCCCTGTTTAGCCAATAAATACTGATAAATGGCAACCGGATAGACACCATTTTTCGTTGTGACTCTTTCTCGCCAAACATGTGGCCTTTTTTGATGCTAAGTCCAAATCCAGGTTGAATTAAAAGCATTGTCATTTCCTCGCACGATGTCTTAGCCACCGGATATCCCACAGGTGAGCCGTGTAGTTGAAGGTTTTTACGTCAGATTCTTTTGGGATTGGCTTGCGTTTATTTCTGGAGCGCTTCGTTGGAAGGTATTTGCAGTTTTCGCAGATGATGTCGGTGATACTTCGTCGCTGTCGTCTCATTCGTACCTCCTGTCGGTAAATCTGACACCCTTACCAATAGCCCATGCTGTCGTGTACTCAATCAGACTTGCCATACGCTTCACGCTCATCTGTGCGCTGCTCTCACGAATGTTGACGTATTCGCCTTCAAGCCCGGGCAAAACATCAGCTTCCTGCTTTGTCGCCACTGCATGACCGCTTATCAACAAAACCTTCCATTGTTCTGGTTTTAACCATTTATCGCACCATTGAACCTGACGTGCGATATCCGCCAGCATCGCGTGAAATTTTGCGTTCTGGTCAAGGTTGCGCTTGTAGTCAGTAATGCGGATTGTGACTGGCTTGTCTTTATCGAGTGGTGTTGCGAGGATGGCATTTATTGCAGCTTGCTGTTGTTGCTTAGTTCGGAGGAAGATTGTTTGCTTCACTGAATACTCCTTTATTTTTTATGCCTGTAACCCCATTCTTCCAGCAACCTTGCGGCGTACCACCCAAGAAACAAAGGAAAGAACATTACAATGAGATATTCCCCGCCACGGTCAATGTTCGAAATTGACCAGATTACGATGTAACCAGTGCAGAACAGGAATATTACAAACCCCAAAAAGCTACTTCGTCGACTCATACTCACTCCTTCACTTTGATTCCAGCGGCGCGGATGGATTCATCGATATCGTCACGGTCGTACACAGCAATAGCATCACTGACAAACCATACAGGCAACTCAATTTCAATAGCTGCTCGCGATGCCTGCCACGTTTTCCAGTGGCCTTGAACATCGTCCATCACGTATTGACCACCAATATCACCACTGCCAATTTCATGGTGATTTTCAGGGTAACGGATAAGGTCTGATGATTCGCCTCCACGTCGCAACCAACTTTCTTCAAACTGCTTTCTTGATTCGTCCATCGATACTTACCCTCAGTTCAACTCACAAAACGCCACGCCATTTTTGCTACGACAACAGGCATAACACCGATAATCACCCAGACAAATGCAGCGCCAAACAACGTATACCATGGGTCTTTACCGTCATTCACAAGACGAATGTAGCTATGCAGAACAATAAAAAACGTCAGAAGAATCCATCCAACGCCAACGCATTTGAATGCGACGAGCATAAACTCAGCCACGATTTACTCTCCCCCAAATAAAAAGGCCTGCGATTACCAGCAGGCCTGTTATTAGCTCAGTGATGTAGATGGTCATCAGAATCCTCCTTTCTTCTTGGACTGCGGTTCCTCGCGTTCACGGCGGCGCATTTCAGCAGACTGTTGGTCTGTGTCATAAATAGCGCCATTTGCCTGAATGCAATACACCGTGCCGGTATTGCCATGACGATTGAGGCGAAGGATTAGTTCGGTTTCACCAGGTGGAACACTGTCATCAAAAGCACCTTCACGATGGATCCCCACCCAATAATCGCAATCCTGTTCAATCTGCCCTGTATCTCGTGAGTCACTTGGCAATGGGCGTTTATTGGTTCGGCTTTCCAGTGCGCGGTTAAGCTGTGTCAGAAGCACAACAACGCAATCAAGCTCTTTGGCAAGGTTCTTCAGTCCTTTGGTGATCATGCCGTAAGCAAGGTCGTTGCGATCGGCCTTTTCAGCGGTCATTAGTGTCAGGTAATCGACCAGAATCATGCCAACACATCCTTTTTCTCGCTTGATTCGACGGCTTTCGCTGACGATTTGAGACAGAGATAATCCCGGCGTGTCGTCGATGTAAAGCAGGTCGATTTCACTCAAGCGATTGGCTGTTTCGATCGCCCTGTTGAAGTCACCATCGTAATCACCCTGATAGCCGTCATCAGCGTCATTTGTCGCCGGAAGGTAAAAAATATTCGGGTTAACACCTGACTTCTGTCCTACCAGTTTTTCCAGTATCTGGTCACCGGGCATTTCAAGGCTGAACATCAGAGCGGGCTTTTTCTCATGCACTGCGCAGTTGATTGCCATCTGGCTGTATAGCGTCGTTTTCCCCATCTTAGGGCGAGCGCCAATGACAAACAGAGAGCCTTTCACCAGGCCTTTCGGTGACAGCATCCTGTCCAGCGATGGGATCCCTGTGCTCATTCCTCGTTGTTCGCCTGACGGGTCAAATCGCTTCTCAAGGTCGCTAACCCAGTCTTCCATGACCTCACCAAATGAGCGAAGGCCGCGACGCGATCCGGTTTTTGCATGGTCTGTCAGTTGCGTGAAAATCGACTGAATAGCTTCGTACTTCTGCGTTGCAGTCATTCCGTTGCGGGAATAGAGCAATTCCGTCGCTTCAGTCATGCGGTTGATGGCGTAGCGTTCCATTGCGGTTTCACGAACCTGCATTGCATAGGCAACGATGTTTGCTGCGCTTGGCGTGTTCTTTGCGATCTCAGCGATATAAGCAAAACCGCCAACAGACACCGTTAACGATTTACGCTCCAGTTCATCGAAAAGCGTCAGGCCATCTACTGGCTTTTGCTCACGGTGCATTCTGGTTATTTCTTCGAAAATGATTTTGTGTGGTCGGCTGTAAAATGAATCAGGCTTCAGCATCGCCAGGACTTTCCGGACGCGCTCACTGCTGTCATCATCCAGAAGCAATCCACCAATCACCGCCTGCTCTGCCTCGATGCTATGGGGCGGCGCATAAAAATTATCGGTCATCGTGTTCACCCTCACGAACTTTCAGGTAGGTATTATCGTTAAGCAGGAAATCAAATCCCTTTTTGTGCCAGACGGTTCCGCGTTGATGGTTTGGACGCTCTTCGAACATCCATCGGCAATTTTCGCCTACGTAGCTCAAATAATTTCTCCAGTCCTGCATCGTGAACCCATGCCCGTCAAGCTGGCGGGTTATCACTCCGGCTTTGCGCCAGAACGTTCGGATCTGGTTTTTACGCTTGTCATTCAGTGCGCGGATTCTTGGCGCTTCAGGAAGGATTTCGTGGTAAGCATCGACAACATCCTGACAGCTGACGGAAGGTTTTTTCTTGTCAGACTTTTTGTCTGCTGCGGTACTCTCTAATACGTCAGTATTAGAGATAATATTATTATATTCTTTATCTGTGGTAATTTGCTGGTAATCTGCTGGTACAGTATTGCTTGCAGGCATTGGTATTGCTGGCTTTGAGGTGGTAATTTGCTGGTAATCTGCTGGTACAAAATTTGACTGATAATCGTCATATTTCTCTACCGAGAAAACTGAGAATTTACCGTGTGAAACCCAGTCAATCATGCCGAGTTTTTTGAACTTTCTAAGCAGGTACTGAACGCGATCTGGTTTGAGTCCTGTTTCAAACGCCAGAGAGTTTCTACCGCCAAGTAGCTTCCCTCTGCCTACCAGAATTTCTCCTGCGTCAGTCATTACATACTCAGGCGTATGCTTTGCTTTGAGGATTAAGTGAACCCACAGATGCGCTGCTTCTGCGTCCTTGTAAAACGGCACATCCATAATTTTACGGTGCAGCAAGGCATACCCCTTACCGCTGCTTTGATGCGGTTGTTGTAGCCTTCTGGCCTCTCTGGCTTCGGCTAGATTAGATATGTTACTCATGACCTTTCTCCTTCTGCATCAGCTTCACTTTTTCCAACTCAGCCCGGAATCGACCAGGCTGCTTGAAGCTGGACAGGAAGCGATCACGTAGTATGTGTTTGTGAATTTTGTCCTGGTAAGGACTGAGTTGTTTTGTCATAATTACTCCTGTGGATTGATCCAGTCTTTCTACATCAGGCCTCGAAGAATTCGCCGTTCTTCGGGGCTTTTTCTTTTGTCAGGTAATCGGCAAGCTGCTTAGTCAATTCAGCCATTTCATCGTCTTCGATTCCGTATTCCAGAACAGCAAGCATCATGCTTACCTGCGAGAAGAAACCATTCTTCCATCGGCTTACCTGATATTCAGGAACCCCCATTGCTCGAGCGAATGTCTTCTGCCCCATCAGTGCCAGTTTGTTCAGCAAGGCCGACTCGATGCGAGCCGCTTTCTTGCTTTTAGTTGCAATAGTACCCATAGATAATTTCCTTAATGATTAGATAGAGTTGGCTTCGCAAAGAAACGCAAAACCATAGAGATTTGTTTCTGGTAATGCCCTTTTTCAGGGCTGGGATGTGTAAGAGCGGGAATGTCTTAAGCGGCTTTACCGCGTTTAGTTCCGTACTGTAACCAAACCGGATCACAGTTAAGCGCCATAGCAATCTCAAACAAGAAGCGCGGTCGCTTGGTTACTCCAGCTTCAATCAGTTGAATTGATTGCTGTTTAACACCGGCTTTGGTTGCCAGTTCGGTTTGCGTCATTTTTAACGCAATTCGCCTCTTCTTGAGGCGTTCAGAAAGAGTTTGCATATCGCCTCCATCAACAAACTTTCTTGTATTTTTATACAATGTATCTTGTTTGTCAAATACAGTTTTTCTTGTGAAGATTGGGGGGGGGGGTAAATAACAGAGGTGGCTTATGAGTATTTCTTCCAGGGTAAAAAGCAAAAGAATTCAGCTTGGACTTAACCAAGCTGAACTTGCTCAAAAGGTGGGGACTACCCAGCAGTCTATAGAGCAGCTCGAAAACGGTAAAACTAAGCGACCACGCTTTTTACCAGAACTTGCGTCAGCTCTTGGCGTAAGTGTTGACTGGCTGCTCAATGGCACCTCTGATTCGAATGTTAGATTTGTTGGGCACGTTGAGCCCAAAGGGAAATATCCATTGATTAGCATGGTTAGAGCTGGTTCGTGGTGTGAAGCTTGTGAACCCTACGATATCAAGGACATTGATGAATGGTATGACAGTGACGTTAACTTATTAGGCGATGGATTCTGGCTGAAGGTTGAAGGTGATTCCATGACTTCACCTGTAGGTCAAAGCATCCCTGAAGGTCATATGGTGTTAGTAGATACTGGACGCGAGCCAGTGAATGGAAGCCTTGTTGTAGCCAAACTGACTGACGCGAACGAAGCAACATTCAAGAAACTGGTTATAGATGGCGGTCAGAAGTACCTGAAAGGCCTGAATCCTTCATGGCCTATGACTCCCATCAACGGGAACTGCAAGATTATCGGTGTTGTCGTAGAGGCGAGGGTCAAATTCGTATGATTAGGATTGCGGCGCTACTCTCAATACTCTTAACTGCCAGCGCCAATTCTGAATGCTGGATTGTCACAAACCTGCACGGGTACGGGGCAATGAATGGCGATCGTTACGAGTTTACAAAAGACAGCACGGAAGATTCCGTTTTCCACGTAACAATAAATGGCGATAAATCATCAGTTTATGAATCAGTTTCTGGCGTCTATCCAGAGATGAAATACACTGCTTTGTCATCGAACACTATGGTAGGAAAATACCAGTCTGGAGGAGGAATAACCGTTGAAACCTGGTCAATCACTACAGACAAAAAAGCTCTTTACTCCAAAGTAATGAACATCCCAGGCATGCAACAACTTACATCGACCAAATCCTTTGTTGGTGATGTAGTCGGAACCTGCAACCAGTAATCCTCACCTCGATTTCGACAACCAAAAAACAAACTATTTTCCGTTTAAAAACAATGGAATTTGTTTTTCACGCCCTTTTTTACAATATTTCTTGTTTACAACATACAATCTTTCTTGTAATTTTAAGCCATCAGCAGGACGCACTAACCACCATTGAAGGTGAGGCTCTTAAAAATTTAGCCCTGAAGAAGGGCAGCATTCAAAGCAGAAAGCTTTGAGTAGCGCGAAATGCAGCTGCAAGACAGCAACCGTGGAGATAAGCATCACGGCGCGTTACTCAAAGCTAACTGACAGGAGAATCCAGATGGATGCACAAACACGCCGCCGCGAACGTCGCGCAGAGAAACAGGCTCAATGGAAAGCAGCAAATCCCCTGTTGGTTGGGGTAAGCGCAAAACCAGTTAATCGCCCTATTCTCTCGCTGAATCGCAAACTGAAATCACGAGTAGAAAGCGCACTGAATCCGATAGACCTTACGGTGCTGGCTGAATACCACGAACAGATTGAAAGCAACCTGCAACGTATTGAGCGCAAGAATCAGCGCACATGGTACAGCAAGCCACGCAGTGAAATGGGTGTGACTTGTGTTGGTCGCCAGAAAATGAAATTAGGCAGCAAACCACTTATTTGAGGTGAGATATGGAAGAAGAATTTGAAGAGTTCGAAGAGCATCCTCAGGATGTGATGGAACAATACCAGGACTATCCGTATGACTACGACTATTGATAAGAATCAATGGTGTGGGCAATACGAACTACGGCAATGATTGCCAGAGAACCTGGTAAACAGAACAACAAGGCTGCCTGATGGTGGCCTTTATTTTTGGCATAAACAACAGAATAAACACTGCACTGTGTATTCATTCCAACGAGTGAATACACGGAGCAATGTCGCTCGTAACTAAACAGGAGCCGACTTGTTCTGATTATTGGAAATCTTCTTTGCCCTCCAGTGTGAGGGCGATTTTTTATCTGTGAGGATATAAACAGATGTCAAACATCAAAAAATACATCATTGATTACGACTGGAAAGCATCAATAGAAATTGAAATCGACCATGACGTAATGACAGAGGAAAAACTTCACCAGATTAATAATTTCTGGTCAGACTCTGAATACCGACTCAATAAACACGGCTCTGTATTAAATGCTGTATTAATCATGCTGGCGCAACATGCTCTGCTTATAGCAATTTCAAGCGACTTAAATGCATATGGTGTTGTGTGTGAGTTCGACTGGAATGATGGAAATGGTCAGGAAGGATGGCCTCCAATGGATGGTAGTGAAGGAATAAGAATTACCGATATCGACACATCTGGAATATTTGATTCAGATGATATGACTATCAAAGCCGCCTGAGCGCGGCTTTACCGCATACCAATAACGCTTCACTCGAGGCGTTTTCGTTATGCAATCAAACAGAAGGAGCATCCTATGCAACAGTTCGCTATTGCAGGGGCGGCATCGGTTCGCCCTTTCAACCCGATTTTATCGGTGCAGCATTCACGAAAAAATATTTTAACCGGAGCAGACTTTAAACAACCAAGAATGAAAAGTTTGCTCGAAAAGCTTTGGGATATTTTGAAACAACAAGGCCGTCCATGAGTTTTACGGATAACTGGTCAGACGAAGAATTCATTCGTCAGATGAACAAAATGCTCAATCAGCACAAAGAACAGGAGAAAGATGATGATTCTGACTCTGAATGATAAGCGTGAAATATCGCAAATAATCGCAAGTTTTACTGATGAAGATTACGAGCGAATCAACAGTGAAGTTGATCGCCTCTGCAAACGTTGCGACCCAATAAGCGAAATGCTTCGCTCATATAAACCAGATGAACACACTAAGGACGCTATCGACTGGCTGGAAGATGATGACTGTAACTATCAGGAAAAAGCCGCTGAATGGTTCTGGGATGCAATAACCGAAAGAGTTAAGGCTGAATATGCCTTCGCAATATTCAAACGCAGACACATTTTTGGAGAAGCAGCATGAGCAATATCGTTGAATTCGTTAAACAGCAAGAGCAGTTATTCTGCGGAGCATTGACTGAACAGACGGTGACATGGGCTAAGGAAAGCCAGTTTGCAATTCAGTATTTCCAGAAAAATGATTACCTGGCTAAAACGGCACTGGCAAATCCAACCAGCGCACAGAACGCCATCATCAATGTTGCGGCGATCGGCATCACCTTAAACCCGGCCAGCAAACTTGCTTATCTAGTTCCGCGCGACGGCATGGTTTGCCTTGATATCAGCTATATGGGATTACTTCACCTTGCACAGTCGACAGGATCAATTAAGTGGGGGCAATGTAAACTGGTGTACTCAAACGACACCTATGAATCAAACGGCCTTGATTCAGCGCCAACCCACAAATACACCGCATTTGGTGAGCGAGGCTCTATTGTTGGTGGTTATTGCACGGTTAAAACAGCAGATGGTGACTACCTGACTGAAGAAATGAGTCTGGCAGAAATTAAAGCTGTGGAAGCAACGAGCAAGGCAAAGAATGGACCGTGGAAGACATTCTGGGAAGAGATGGCACGTAAAACAATAGTTAAACGCGCCAGCAAATACTGGCCTAAAGCATCACGTCTTGATAGTGCTATTCACGTATTAAATGAAGAAGAAGGTGTATGGACTGAACCAGTTATGCCGCACAAATCAGAGGAAGATATACGCGAAGATGAACGGAAACGCCAGCAGGAAATAATGGATAAAGCACAACTTCTTTGTGATGAAATGGCTCAGGCAGAAAACATGGATGATTTGAAGCGATATTTTGCAGAAGCATATCGCCTGACAGCTGGAATGAAATTGCAGCAGAACGTACAAGCCATTTACGCAGAATGCAAAGCGAAACTGGAGGTTGCCAGTGAGCAAACTGTATGAAATTGCCAATGAATACGCAAAATTGATGGATTCAGATTTAGAGCCAGAGATGATTGCTGACACAATAGAAGGCATGGAAGGAGAATTTACCGATAAAATAGAGCAACTTCTCGCCATTATTAAAAATGAATCTGGTTATGCTGAACGCCTCAAGGAAGAGGCAAAGTCACTAAATGAGCGAGCCGCAGTAATTCAAAATAAGATTGACAGCATTATGGCGTATATAGCGTCATCGCTTGAAATGGTTGGCAAGAAAAAGATTCGAGCAGGTATTCACCAGGTAACAATCCGCAAACCGTCAGAAACTGTAGAAATCATCGACTCAAGCGCCATTCCTCCTGAATACGTTGAGTTTGAAACGACAATTAAAGCCGACAAACTGGCAATCAAACACCAACTAAAAGCAGGAATAAATATCCCCGGTGCTCAACTCAAAGTTGGGAAACCTTCACTTCTTATCAAATAATTGTATCGCCTATGAAAAAGACTCCATGGGAGAAATGGGAAGTCGATTTCTTGCGCGAAGTGGCGGCGACAATGCCAGTTGAAGTTATCGCTGAAAAACTGGAAAGGACTGAAAAAGCAGTAATGGCGAAAGCAACAAGGATTGGCGCTGACATTGTTAGCCGACTTCGTGGAAGACGATGGACAAGAGCCGAAGTATCACTTTTCGGTAAGTTCTCCGCAGAAGAAATAGCAATTGCAACCTGCCGCTCAATTTATTCAGTAAGAGCTATGCGATACAAGCTAAAAAAACTCGATGAAGAGAGAACAGGCATACGAATAAATTAACAAAGAGGAATTTACCATGAGAGGACTTGCATACAATCCCGGCATTCTTCCAGCAGAAATGATTATTCGCCAACGCGTAAAGCCAATGCCATCGAGAGAGGAATTGCTTAAGAGAAATTCTTTTCCATCAGTGAATCAAAACAAATATCTGAATGCGATGTGGCGGAGTGGGAAGAAATGAAACAAATGTCACTAATTGAGATGGATGGTTTTCTGAAAGGTAAATGCATCCCACGAGATTTAAAGGTTAACGAAACAAATGCTGAATATCTGGTGCGTAAATTTGCTGAAGCGGAGGCCAAGATTTCGGCTCTGTCCGAAGACCAGCAGAGAGCGATTGAGTCAATTAAGCAGGCTGATGCAGCTGTTAAGTTGGCACACGAGAAGTTTTCGGCGCTTGCGGCGGAGAATGCGGCAATGCATGAAACTATTGAAGCCGTTCGGAGTGTTGCGGATAACTCCAGTGGAATTGCCGGATGGCATTTGAATGGCGATATCGCTACATGGGAAGAGATTCTTCCTGAAATTAACGATATCGAAACTCCAGCTACCGATGCTTTCCTGTCTGAAGTGCGGGCGCAGGGGGTGGATGCTGCTATAGAAGCTGCAAAAAATCTGGTGGCCCAAGAATATGAGTATAAGGATTTCAAAGCGGCGCAGAGTGATTGCTGTATGCACCCTGGTTCAGACCTGGTAGGGAAGGTTGAAATGACTGAGTGGTTAGTTGACTTTGCTGCCCAGCTTCGCAAAGGAGGCAACCAGTGAGCCAGATTGATTATCAGGCACTGCGTGCTAAGGCAGAAAAAGCAACGTGTGGCGAGTGGTCGCTCGAATATGGAGAGGGCCGATTTGATGGTGATGATGCTCTAATTCATCGCGAGGCTGCTGGATATATTCCCATTTGCAGAATTGAAGGGGCGCATCCAGAAAGCGGTTTCGATGAAGATTTCCAAATGGAACAGCAGGCCAATGCTGAATTCATCGCCGCAGCCAATCCCGCTACCGTCTTGGCGCTGCTGGATGAGCTGGAAAGAAACCAGCAATACATCAAACGCCGCGACCAGGAGAACGAGGATATTGCGCTTACGGTAGGGAAGCTGCGCGTTGAGCTTGAAGCAGCAAAATCAAAACTCAACGAGCAGCGTGAGTATTACGAGGGCGTTATCTCGGATGGGAGTAAGCGTATTGCTGAACTGGAGAAAAGCGAAGAGCAACTCATCAACGAGCGTGACCATGCTGAGTATGCTTTAGCTGATATGTATTTTGCAGCAACCGGGAACAGGCCGGAATGGAGTAACTGTTTCAGTTTTTCAGATGCAGTAGATGCCGTAGTTGACAGAATTGCTGATTTAGAAGCTAAACAGCCATCGCCAGTAGTACCGGAAGAAAAACCAATGCCGAACCCTCTTAGCATGTATGCGGTTGATGCGGTTGCAGCTATTGCAGAGGTGAGAGGCTGGAACGCCTGTCGTGCCGCCATGCTTCATGGTGCCAAACCTGTAAGCCAGACTTACAAGTTGAACAAGCTGTCGGGCAACTCTCCGGTAACTCCGGATGGTTGGGTCATGGTGCCGAAGAGACTAACAGCCGAGAACGGCGCTAAGGGTGCGCTATCCGGTGAATTTTCAGAAACTACGTTTATCAGCTGCCCGGAATGCTTTGGCGATGATGATTGCGATACCTGTGACGGTAGCGGGCGGATTGAAATTAAAGTACCAGTCACATGGACGACCATAAAATCCATCTGGGATAAAGGTATTGCGTATTTTGCAGCAGAACCGCCGCAGGAGGTTAACCTTGGCTAACCTACAACTTGCCGTTAAAGGTGAATACTTCGATGCCATGATTCGCAGAGAGAAAACGGAAGAGTATCGCCTGTGTAATGACTACTGGAATAAGCGAATTATGTTCCGGGAGTATGATCGCCTGATTATCACAAAGGGATATCCGAAGCGCGACGATTCCAGCCGTAGAATTGATGTTCCGTATGACGGATATGAAATCAAGACAATCACACATCCGCACTTCGGCGATAAACCGGTAAAGGTGTTCGCGATAAAGGTGAATATCGGCAATGAATAACAATCCTCGAACTCGCGGGGATTTCTTTTATCTGAACTCGCTACGGCGAGTTTTGTTTTATGGAGATGATAAATGCACTTCCGAGTTACAGGTGAATGGAATGGAGAACCATTCAACAGAGTTATCGAAGCAGAGAACATCAATGACTGCTATGACCACTGGATGCTGTGGGTGCAGATAGCACATGCAGACGTAACCAATATTCGAATTGAAGAACTGAAAGAACACCAAAACGCCTGATGGCGGTTTTTTTGGGGGTAGTAGATGGCTGCAATTCACATTGTATCAATAACATGCAATGCAATTCAGATAGTTGCTTGCATTATCTTTGTTTTCTCAATCCTTCGCTCCCGACGATATTCTCCAGCAATTAACCGACATCCTGCACAAGTTGAAGCCGTCAGGATGGCTATAGAGTTACGAAATGAGATGAATAAGGCATTAATGGAGATGGAGAAACCATTCACTGACAAACATTAAGAGTGGAAATAAAGAAATCACACCGCCTCACACTCGATGAGGCCTGTTCATTTCTCAAGATATCCAGACCTACCGCAATAATACCAATTCAATAAATGGAGATTCCAAGTGGAAGAAGAAATCTTCACTCGTGAAGAAGCTGCGTCGTATCTGAAGGTAGACAAAGGCACTATCACGCAGTGGATACGAAGTGGACGACTTCAGGCCGCAAAGATAAATCCAGATAAACCTAAAAGCCCATATCGCATTTGCAAGTCAGACTGCATTGCGGCGCTTAAGTCTGTGAGACACAATAGCGCGGTGAATGCGGTTGATGTGCAGGAGGTTAAAGCATGTCAATCAAACTACGCGGTGGCACGTGGCACTGCGATTTCGTCGCGCCAGATGGATCAAGAGTTAGACGCTCTCTTGAAACATCGGACAAAAGGCAAGCGCAAGAACTTCACGATCGTCTGAAAGCAGAAGCGTGGAGAGTAAAAAATCTCGGGGAATCGCCGAAAAAGCTATTCAAGGAAGCCTGCATACGGTGGCTGCGTGAGAAATCGGATAAGAAGTCCATTGATGATGACAAGAGCATTATATCGTTCTGGATGTTGCACTTCAGAGAAACCATTCTCTCTGACATAACAACAGAAAAAATAATGGAGGCGGTAGACGGGATGGAAAACCGCCGCCATCGCCTGAACTGGGAGATGAGCCGGGACAGGTGTTTGCGGCTTGGCAAGCCAGTGCCGGAGTATAAACCAAAGCTGGCAAGCAAAGGAACGAAGACGAGGCATCTGGCAATACTTCGCGCCATTCTCAATATGGCTGTTGAATGGGGATGGATTGACAGGGCGCCAAAAATATCAACACCACGCGTTAAGAATGGACGCATTAGATGGCTTACAGAAGAAGAATCAAAGCGCCTGTTTGCAGAAATAGCTCCTCATTTCTTCCCTGTTGTCATGTTTGCAATCACGACAGGCCTTCGCCGCTCCAACGTTACAGACCTTGAGTGGTCACAGGTCGATCTGGATAAGAAAATGGCATGGATGCACCCTGATGAAACAAAAGCTGGCAATGCGATCGGAGTTCCTCTTAACGAAACCGCATGCCAGATATTAAGAAAACAGCAGGGTCTCCATAAGAGATGGGTATTTGTCCACACCAAACCTGCCTACCGAAGCGACGGAACAAAAACAGCAGCGGTAAGGAAGATGAGAACCGACAGCAACAAGGCATGGAAGGGAGCGTTAAAGCGGGCAGGCATTAGCAACTTCCGATTCCATGACTTGAGGCATACTTGGGCAAGCTGGCTGGTTCAGTCCGGTGTCTCTCTTCTTGCACTTAAAGAGATGGGAGGATGGGAAACTCTCGAAATGGTTCAAAGATACGCTCACCTTTCAGCCGGGCATCTCACCGAGCACGCGAGCAAAATCGATGCGATTATAAGTCGCAATGGCACAAATACGGCACAAGAGGAGAACGTGGTTTACTTAAATGTGAGGTAACTTATTGATTTAAATGGTGCCGATAATAGGAGTCGAACCTACGACCTTCGCATTACGAATGCGCTGCTCTACCAACTGAGCTATATCGGCCCTGAAAGGACATGTTCACGAACGTGAATCACGGTGGACAAGGTTAAAACTAACCGGGCGATGCGTCAATGGCCTTGTGAATCAAATGGCTACTTTTGCATCACCCGGTTTTATTTACGCACGAATGGTGTAATCACCAATGCCGATCCACTTATAAGTGGTCAGTGCTTCCAGCCCCATTGGGCCGCGCGCGTGGAGTTTTTGTGTGCTTACCGCAACTTCCGCCCCCAGTCCAAACTGGCCGCCGTCGGTAAAACGCGTAGAGGCGTTAACGTAAACAGCGGAGGAATCCACTTCGTTAACAAAACGCTGGGCGTTGCGCATATCGCGGGTCAGGATCGCATCGGAGTGTTGCGTGCCGTGTTCACGAATATGGGCGATGGCATCGTCAAGATCGCTAACGATTTTGACGTTCAAATCTAATGACAGAAACTCATCGTCATACTCTTCGGCTTTAACCGCCACCACCTTCGCGGGGCCTGTCTGCAACTGCGCCAGCGCAGCAGCATCTGCGTGTAACGTCACGCCGCTTTCCGCCATTTGCTTGCTTAATGCGGGCAGGAAGCTATCGGCGATGTTTTTATTTACCAGCAAGGTTTCTACCGTATTACATGTGCTTGGTCGCTGAGTTTTCGCGTTGACGATCACTTTTAATACTTCAGCGATCTCTGCGCTTTCATCAACGTAAATATGGCATACGCCTATACCGCCTGTGATCACCGGGATTGTCGACTGCTCGCGGCACAGTTTATGCAAACCAGCCCCACCGCGCGGGATCAGCATGTCGATGTATTTATCCATACGCAGCATTTCACTGACCAGCGCACGGTCAGGATTATCAATTGCCTGCACGGCACCCGCCGGTAAGCCGCAGGATTTCAGGGCGTCCTGAATCACCGCTACCGTTGCAGCGTTAGTGCGACAGGTTTCTTTGCCGCCGCGCAGGATCACCGCGTTACCGGTTTTCAGGCACAGGGAAGCAACATCAACCGTCACGTTCGGGCGCGCTTCATAAATCACGCCAATCACCCCCAGCGGCACGCGACGGCGCTCCAGACGCAGGCCGCTGTCCAGTACGCCGCCATCGATTACCTGCCCCACCGGATCGGCGAGATTGCACACCTGGCGCACATCGTCGGCAATGCCTTTCAGCCGTGCGGGCGTCAGTGCCAGACGGTCAAGCATCGCTTCGCTAAGGCCATTGGCACGCGCGTCTGCAACATCCTGCGCGTTAGCGTTGAGGATACTTTCGCTTTGTGCTTCCAGTTCATCGGCGATTTTTTCCAGCACACGATTTTTTTCGCGGCTGGAGAGTTGCGCTAATTTATACGAGGCTTGCTTCGCGGCAATGCCCATTTGTTCCAGCAT